CTATTGACATTACGGCTCAGACGGGTATTAGCGCGGCTGAGTACGACTGGGGACAGTATGCGGCTACCGTAACGATCAACGGTTTGGAAGAGGCCCAGAATAATGGTGAGGCGGAGATCATTGATCTTCTGGAAGGCAAGATTTTCCAGACGCAGGAATCCATTATTGAAAACATGAACACCATGTTTTGGGCTGATGGCACTGGCAACAGCAACAAGGACTGGAACGGCATAGGCAACATTGTCGGCGGAACCGGTGTGACCCTTGGTGGAATCAATCCGCTTGGTGCAGGCAACTCGTGGTGGAAGTCCACTGAGGTTGATCTGAGTGGCGCGCTCACCCAGACCAGCATGGCCAACGTATACAACACCATTTCGGTTGGTAACGACCAGCCGACTATCATTATGACAACGCAGACTTTGTACGAGAAGTACGAGTCACTATTGGAAGGTCAGATTCGGTACACGGATACCGATATGGCTGACGGCGGGTTCCAGAACCTGCTATTCAAGGGTGCACCCGTAACCTTCGATGACGGGTGTGCCTCTGGTCAGGTGGTGTTCCTAAACACCAAGTACCTGCAGTTGGTTGCTCATTCGGATGTCTGGTTTAAGCCGACACCGTTCGTGCGCCCAACCGATCAGGACGCTGTGTACTCACAGTTGCTTTGTTACGGCCAGTTGACATGCAGTAACCGTGCACGTCAGGGCTTCATGCACTCGGTCACCTGATTCTGATGGGACGAGGATTCGCTGACGCTCACAAGGTTGGTTCACGCCCGTATGGGCAGCCCGCTGGCGACAATTTTCGGGATTCGACACCACGGCCTCAAGCCGTGGGATTTTCCCGCAACGTCCAGCGGATCAACCCGATGAGGAGCGAATCTGTTGTTCCTGAAGTGGTCAAGTGCAGTTCGCTGACTCGTGATGGGGCGCCCTGCAAGGGGCGTCCCGTTACGGGCAGTGATCTGTGTGTCTTTCACACATCTGAGGCAGTCTAGTGCAACTCAGCGCGATGCGTGACTACGTGCGAAACGTAGTGGATATCACATCGAATGATATCTCTGATGCGACGATGAACACGTTTATCCGTGAAGGATACGACATCATCGTATATTCGGAGAAACGGTGGCCATTCTACGAGGTTTCCACCACGTTTTCAACGGTAGTGGACCAAGCGGACTATCCGATGTCTGACGTTGCCGCTGCTTTAAGTTTCGTCCACGACGGCGTAACCTTCTCGGGGGTCAGTGCCCCCTCCAATGTTGGTATGCGTGAAGTTGCCGCAATGAAAACCGACAACCACGTAATGCAGTACATCGGTTACGATGTCGCTGACATCATCTACCCGTTGGATTCCAACTCTACAGGCCGACCATGGTACTGGACGATGTGGAACTCCGGGGTGAGTGCTTCAACAGCGGTAAACAGCCAAACAGTCCGCGTGTACCCCACCCCCAGTGAAGTTCAAACGGTCACAGTGCGCGGCTACCGGAACCCGGTTGATTTCGGAGGCACTGTCGCCGTACACCGTACAGCGGTAGCCGATGCGGACACACCGGATCTGCCGGTGCCGTTTGACAACGTACTGTCCCTGTACAGTGTTTACAGGTCATATCAGCAGCAGGAAGACGCCATGATGGCGAACCAGTATTTCTCCCTGTTTCAAGGCGAGTTGGATAACTTGCGGGCACGGTTTGAGGACACCCCGGCCCCGCAGCCGCTGCTGTTGAACTCTATTAGGGCTTCCCGGTGGCAGAGCCAAAGTTACATGCCGGGACAACTCCGCTACCCATCTCCCTTCCGGTAATGGCGTTCGCGGTCCAAACACCGTCGGCTTCCACATCGGAACCCTATCGGTACGAGGAAAAAGCCGATTTTACTGGTGGTTTAAATCTGCGTTCCGACCAGTTCAACCTGTTGGAGAACGAATCTCCCGCCATGTTGAATGTCGAAGTTGACCCACGGGGTGGTGTACGGCGCAGGGATGCAGTCACGAAGGTCAACAGCACAGCGTTGACCAACGAAATCGTTTCTCTGTTTGCCCATTATGAGGCCGGTCAGAATCAGGTTTTAGCCGCTACCAATGATCCGGCCACAAGCAACTCCAAGTTGCAGTGGAACGACAATGTTACCGGCGACTTCGCCGGAACCGTCTCCTACACCAGTACAGACGTTGAGTTTGATACGACACAACCACCCCGTGGTGTTACGTTCAATAGTTACACGTACATCTCTAATGGCAAGTTGTTGGCCAGCACCGGGCATACGGCTTACGCTGCGGTGCGTTGGAGCGGGTCGGATGCCGACACAGCATTGGCAACACCTGATTTGGACGGGTCAGATAGTCATTTCCCGTGCGCCCGTTACATGGCTGTCTGGGGGCAGCGCGTCTGGGTTGCGTACACGCTGGAAACAATAGACGGGTTGAAAACGAACCGGATCCGATGGTCCAAGTTGGATGATGCAGAAAATTGGACTGCCGTTGACTTTATCGACGTGGACCCGGGAGAAGACGGCGACCACATAACGGGCATTATCGCTGATCAGAACCGTCTTCTCGTCTTCAAAGAGAACTCGGTTTACGAAGTTCTCGGTTTCGACACCGACACTTTCCAAATCCGGAATGTGACCCGTGTCGCAGGAAACCGGGAAGGCTGCACACCTGTAGCGACCCCTGCCGGTATTTTCTTCTGGTATGCGGAAGAAGGTATCTACATTTTGCAGGCCGAAAATTTGGCATGGGTGTTTGAACGGATCAGACCAGCCATGACCTACGATGTCGGTCAGCCTGCTATGACGTTGGACACGGCACCGTCTCTGATGTGGTTTAACGAGCGCCTATGGGTGTCTGTGGACTACCAGTCGGATGACAACATTTCGGGGTCCAGTCAAAACAATCGACGCAACGTGTTCGTGTGGGACCCATCTTTGGGTCCGATTGGGTCATGGACCCGGCATGACATCAACGCACGGTCCTTGCTGGCGTACCGCCCCACCGGTGCCGAACATTTTGGGATAGCGGCCACATCCAACATCACCACTGTTGCTTCGTTTGACCGTATCTCCAAGTTGGATCAGAACTACGACTACGACGACTATGTGGGTGCTGTTAGCGAAATCAACTCGTTCTATCACACCGGATGGTTTGAAGGCAACCGGCCCACGTTCCCGAAACGCTGGGGGAAGACACGCACTGTTGTCCTGTCGGACAACCCCACTGTGATCGTGATGTACGTCTACAAGAACTATGATTCCAGTACGGCGCTGGCGGGCTATTCCAAGACCATGAGCGGCATGGACACTCCCGCCGTGTGGGATGCTGGGGTTAGTGTCTGGGATGACACTGACTGGCAGGCAGAGGGTACGTCTGATAAGTATGGGTTTTCTCGCTGGCCGACGATTGGGACAGCGCAGGCTATTAGTTTGAGGTTTAGTGTTTCACCCACCGTGTCCACGCGGGGCAAGTGGGGGGTAACATCGGTTGTAGGCATGTACAGGACTCGGAGGTTGCGGTAGATGGGCGCTTTGGCGGTTACTAACTCGTTCGTGGCGGCGACAAACATTGTCGCCTCACAAATGAACGCCAACTTCACTGATATAGTCACTTGGGCCACAGAAACCCCCACCCTGTCCACGTCGGGGTCGGCAACTACGGTCAGTGGTACTCTGGCTGTGACGGAACTGGCGACATTCTCCGACGACGTGTACATGAACGGTTCTAATCAGCGGCTCATCTATGAGGGTTCAGCCGCTAATGACTTTGAAACCTTTGTCGCTGCCACAAATGCCACGGCAGACAGGACGATCACGTTCCCAGATGCCACCGGAACGGTGGCGTTGACTTCTGATATTACGACTTCGGTTACTGCGGTGACGGGCACGGCACCAATCGTGTCATCGGGCGGTTACACGCCTGCCATTTCGGTCACTACCAATGATGCTCAACTGATTCTGAACAACACGATTTTCAACTAAGGAAAGACGAACATGGCAACATACTCCAAGGTCAAACTGAGCGGTACGCCCGCCGACGGCAGGAACATCAAGGTGGTTCCCACCGCAACAGCGGGAACCACTATTCATACTGCCGTATCGGGCACATCCGATCTGGATGAGATTTGGCTGTACGCCTGCAACACCGATTCGGACGACAGGAAACTGACCATCGAATACGGTGGCGTTGCCTCACCAGACGATCTGACCGAAGTAACGATCACCGCTGAGGCGGGATGGGTACTTGTGTGTCCGGGTCTGCTGTTGCAGAATAGTCTGGTTGTCAAGGCGTTTGCTGCTGCGGCCAATGTGGTGATGATAAACGGTTACGTCAACCGCATTACTGCCTAGCAAATGTTCCGTCAGGATCGCACCAACCCGTCTACCGCTGTTTCCAGTTGGAAGGGGCGGCATGACACGTCGAAGGCGTGGCCTTCGACGCTTGTGTCTTCTTGGTTGAATGGCGGCCTGTTCGGTGGTGCTGGTGGTGGCGCTGGGTATGTTGCTGGTGCCTACACTACTGGGGTGCAGATAGACAAGTTCGCATTCCCAACCGACGTTCGTGACACACTGTCTGCCACCCTAACTGTCGCCCATTCGGGGGGGGCGGGGCACTCCAACTCTGGTGTGGCGGGATATGTAGCCGCTGGATTGGGTACGGGTGGTTCGACCGCCATCACGGCCCAAGACCAGTTGCTGTATGCCACGGATTCCATTTCTGTCACCACCATTTGCTCAAGTACGAACGGGGCACCGTACTTTTGCGCTGGTGCGTCCAACAGCGGTGTGGCGGGATACGTCACAAACGGTGCCCCCGACTACACGGAAACTGTCAAGTTCAACTATCCCACTATGACCCTTTCGGGCATATTGAATGTGTTCCCAAGTCCGGGTCCTTACATAATCAGCGCTTGCTCCAATGAACCAACCGCCTATTATGTGATGGGCGGCAACGTGTATTCGGGGGGTTGGTCCACCATTGATACGGTTCAGAAGTTGACTTACGCCTCCGATACGGCGGCTGCGATTACCGCCACTCTCGGGGCGACTCGAAACTCTACGACAGGCATGTCGGATGTCGGCGTGGCAGGTTACGCTGCTGGCGGTCATGTTACGAGTTACAGCGCCGACCTAGACACATGCGACAAACTCGCATATGCGACGGAATCCATCTCGTACACGACCGTACTAACGGCCGATCGGGCGGAAATGGCCGGGTTCGCCAACTCGGGTACCGCAGGTTATTTTGCTGGTGGGAACGGAGCGGTGCATAAGTCAACTGTTATCAAATACACATTTCCCAGCGATACTGTTGCTGACCTCGGAACTGGATTGTCGGTTGCGGCCCGTGCGGCGCAAGGTTTTGCAAACGAATCGAGTTTGGCATGAATATCTCGGAAGCCATTGAAGCGACACAGCAGCCACGATCCCGATACCAGATGATCCACTTCGTGCTAGGCCAGCACGACACACCCGAAATGCGGTTCTACCAGTTGTGTCAGGAACTTCAGAACATAGGTTACAAACTGCGTATGGCAGAACTGGGTATCAAAAAGACCAACATAGAAATAGCGCGGCTGTTGGAAACAGGCGACGAGTTGGACGCTGTGGAGGCCGAAGAAAAGCAGGTCGGCATGGAACAAACCCTGATTGTGATGAAGGGCGCGCAGCGGGAAATGGCGGTGTTGACAGACATCTTCAACGAGTGCCAACACTACACCCGTGATGAGATCGAACATGCCCAACCCGAATACTGGGTGAAGCGTCTGACCCGTCAGACCAACCTCCAGATCATGTCAGGCAACGTGGGGTGGGCGCAGTTGGATTCGATGCGGCAGATCGGCCTGTTGGACGAGATGGTTTCTGATCGGGAACAGGTGTTGGCACTTCAAGCGAAAGCGGAGTTGACCGAATGATCTACCTGAAGTGGAAACTATCCAATGACGGGGTGTGGGGTACTGGCCCTGAGGACACTATCGACACCCGTGGAGGGCACGCTGAAGCAGGCTGGGCCGTAGACGATAACGGCTACCGCATCGGCTACCTCACCCAGACCGCCGCATTGACAGGTTTGGAAACGTGGGATGTCACGACCCAGACGGAAGCGCAGGCACTCACGTTCTGCCAGCAGTTCTATGAGGACGCTGAGGTGGGTGCCGACGGTCGCATTACGTCACCACCACCGCCAGACGATGAATAATGGACGAGCCGACCGATATCCGCCAAGTCAGAATCCCAACCGTAGCGTTGGGGCTGATTCTGTCCGTGGCAGCAATCGTCGGCACGGTCACATGGTCCTCTGCACGTCTGGTGGCGCGCATCGACCATTTGGAGGCAACGGTGTCTTCTATTGAGCAGACGATGGACATGAATGCGTATGCGCGTTCGGCTGATTTGGAGGACCTACAGGTTACTGTGGATTCGTTGTCTGTGGCTATGCAAGATTTGGGCGACATGATTGATGATGATTGGTCGGTGGAGGACTGATGCCGGTTGTGTACAAGCCTAGCACCAAGT